ACAAGCCCGAAGCCAATGAGGCATCAGAGGAGCCGAAGGCGAGCAATCCGGAGAAAGAGGATCTTCTGGCATATATCAAAAACATGGAGGTATAAGACTATGACCCTGAGAGAAGAGTTGCAGTCAAAGAAAGACGCCCTTTATGCGCTCAAGGAACGCATCGAGGCGGACGACGCCGAAGCTATCGCCGAGGGTGAACAGCTGAAGGCGGATATTGAAGCAAAAACAGCCGAACTCAGGCAGGCAGAAAAGAAAGCGTCCCTGCTCGGAGTGATCGGCACCAAAGACAAGGAGGATACGTCTATGTCTGATGTTAAAGCCCGCTCCCTGGGTGAGAATTTTGTCAATTTCGTAAAAGAATCTGATCACGGCAAGAGGTTCGATCTGTCTGCTCCTGCATTTGTCAAGGCGGCGACCGATACACAGACTTCTCCTGCCGGTGCGGTAGATTTCGCTACCACATTCGACCGCAATGTTGTCACCGCTCCCCGCACTGCTCTCGTGATCCGTGACCTGTTTGGTGCTGAGACAATTTCCGGCTCCACACTGGTTTATCTGGTTGAGGGCGCAATGCAGGGTGCTCCCGCTGTGACAGCTGAAGGCGCAGAGAAGCCACAGATCCATTTTGCAGATCCCACTGTTAAGACCGTTTCTCTGAAAAAGATCGCCTGCCACATCAAGGAATCCGACGAGTACATCGACGACTTCCCCTTCCTGGCTTCCGCGATCAACGGTCGCCTGCTTTACGAGCTCGGCCTTGTCGAGCAGAACACTCTCGTTACCGACCTGCTCACTACTTCCGGCATCCAGACCGGCAGCATCACAGCTGCAGCGACCTATCTCGATGTCGCAGAAGAGATCCTCAAGGCAGCTATGGATGTTCAGGATGGCTCCGGTTTTGCCGCTGACGCGATCGCTCTCAATCCTGCTGACTGGTTCAAGCTGAGAACTCTCAAACTCACTACAAACGAGTATTTTGGCGGCGGCCCCTTTGGTGCTCAGAACGTTCCCAATCTGTGGGGCATCCCTGTATGCGTGACAACTGCGATCGCAGCCAACAAGTTCGTTGTCGGCGCATTCAAGACATGCGGCTCTGTTGTTTCCAGGAACGGCATCTCTGTCGAAGCTGTCAACACCAACGAAGACGACTTTGTCAAGAACCTGATGACCATCAGGGCAGAAGAGCGTCTTGCTCTGGCAGTCCGCAGGCCTGCAGGCTTCAAGGTCCTGACCAAAGCAACTACCTGACAATGATCCGGCACGGGAGGGCAATCCGCTCTCCCCTCTGCCACGAAAGGCGGTGAGACCAATGATGAAAGACTACATCGTAGCCGGCAGGCAGTACCAGTTTGAGGAAGGCACACAGCCAGAGAATGCCGTCGAAGTGAAAAAGGTTGAGCCGCAGGACAAAGCGGTAAAACCGCAGAATAAGAAGCGGAAGGTACAGGCAAAATGAGCATGCTGACAAATTGGGGGTATACCCTCACAGAGTTGAATCTCGTACCGGACATGATGGAATACGAGGAATACGGCACTTATACAGGCAGGTCCGATAATGCCGAAAGAGTCGAAGCGGAGATTTCCGCAGCATGTGCATCCATCCGCAATTATGTCGGCTGGCACCTGTATCCGTCCGAAGCGTGCAGGATGGAGACCATAGCAAGCGACCGCAGGGTGATATGTCACGGGTCGGACATGCTCATACAGCTTCCGGCCCGCTTTGTATCCGCTGTGTCGTCCGTGACGATTGACGGAGTCGCCTGCAGTCATTACCACATCGACACCAACGGCCTTTTGACTGTGTTCAACGTCCGCCCGATTAAACGGTATGCGGAGATTACTGTTGAATACACAGCAGGCCTGACCGATGAGATGATGGCGCCTATCAAGGAACTGATCGCGCATCGAGTGACGCATGCCATGGCTGTGCCTGCAGGAATCACGTCAGAGGCGTCTGGCGGCGTATCCGTGACATATAACGCAACATGGATCAATAACGCCAGAGCAACGGCTCTCGCAGGCGACAACAAGGAATTACTCATTCCGTACAAAGTGCAGGGGGTATTCTGATGGGCATAACTTTCTGGAGACAATCCATAACACGCATCCGCCCCGGTACGAAAACGGAGCGAGGCTCGGAAGTCCCCGATTGGGACGACCCTGACACTTTTGTGATTAACGGCTGTTCCGTACAGCCCGCATCGACATCACTGACACAGGACGGACGTGTCGAAGGTGTTGCGGATGGCCTGACTGTCTATGCCCCTGCAGGCGCAGATATACAGGCCGGAGACCGCGTAGAATATGCCGGAAACGTCTACACGATTAACGGAGATGTCCTCTCGTGGCCTTCCGCATCCGGCACGCTCGACCATCTGCATCTCAATCTCGTGAGGTGGCGCGGATGAGCGGGAATAAACTCACGATCAAGTGGAATCCGGCAGGCTTTGCGGAATGCCTGCAGGGTGTAGCCGGAGATGTACAGAGCGCGGCGGAGAGCATTGCATCGCGTGCATCCTCATACGTGACTAAAGGGAGTGGGTTCCACGTTGAGATGACAAGCGAGCCGAAATATCAGGACAGCGCATACGGCGTCAGCCGTCCAGTCGCCTATGTAGTGCCGGATGACGACGAAAGCGCAAAGGAAGAAGCAGAAGACAAGATACTGAGTAAGGCGGTGATGTAAATGGTTATCAATAAAAGTGTTGATATCGAAGAAGAAATCAGGACCGCTCTTGCGCCGTATCTGACAGCCTACTGCAGGCCGCTCCCGAAGCATTACACGCTCCCGAATATCCTCATCACGCAGGTCGGCGGGACGACAACGGGAACAATCGATACTTTTTCCGTTGTCCTTGATTCCAGAGCAAGGCGTGAAGCGGAAGCGCTCGATACATTGAACACGGCAATCGGCATTATCAAACAGACGGCGAAAGAGCAGACGACTGCTATGCGCCATGTAACAGTAAATACTTCCGGCTCGTGGGGTACCGACCCTGTCAGGCCGGATTTGGCAATGTGCTCGGCACGCATCGAGGTCGTGGCACATCAAACAACCGAGGAGGTATAAAGCATGGATGTAAAACTTGGTACCGGTTTGGCCACCGGAATGTTTTATCATGCTCCGGCAGGCACTGCACTGCCGACTGACCCGACCGATACGCTGACATCCGACTGGGTGCATGTCGGAGACGTATCCGATGCGGGCATCACACTGTCAATCGATAAATCTACCGAGAATCTCCGCAACTGGGCGAACGCCGTTAAGCGCGTCATCCTGACAGAGCACTCCGAGACCATTCAGGCGCCCATCATGGACACCACCGAGGAATCCCTCAAGACTGTCATGGGTGCAGATAATGTAACCAAGACAAACGGCGTAATTGCCGTTAATCTTTCGAGCGGAAAGCTTCCCGACGAAGAGGCTTTTCTCTGGGTCATGAAAGACGGCGACGATATGATCATGATCGGATGCACGCACGGGCAGGTATCCGCTGTTGAAAGCGTCACTTTTGCGCCCGGATCCGCAATCAACTGGACACCTACCATCACGGCGATGGGCGAGGACGGGTTCCAGCTTATCATGAAGGACGCGTAATAATACTGATACGAAGGGGAGGGGATAGCGATTATCCTGCTCCCCTTTTTTGTGATACGGAGGAATGAATGAAAGAATTTACCCTCAAGAAGAAAGAATCTGATTTTTTCAAACTGAACATCGGCGAGGAAAGCTACCTGATCCCGCTTGCCCGAAGCCTGACATTTGAGGAGATCAACCGCATGCAGGACAAGGAGAACGTTGTGGAGTTCTTCCGGAAATATCTCGGAAATGACGTTTTCAACGCTCTGACCGTGGACCAGTTTGAGATCGTCTGCCGTGAATGGCAGAAAGCCAACGACATGACAGCAAGCGGAGAAGATGAGGACATCACAGCGGGGGAATCCTAAGCCTTGCGAGTGCGATCAATGAGCATCGTGAGGCGATAGAATACGACCTGCTGACATACACGGGATATCAGCTGTCGGATTTGGGTAATGCGCTCGACTGGACCGCAATGCGGACATTTATGAGGCATCTGCCGATTGATTCCGCAATGGGACATGAACTGCATCCCGAATATGCACCGTGGGCAACACGGACAAAGACCAATGCAATACTTGCGGATATCTTTGACGTGCTCAGCCAAATCAATGCGAATCTCGTTGCGATGGGTTCACGCAAGCCCGCCAAACAGCCGAAACCGTATCCGAGACCACAGCAGAAAAAACCGGAAAATGTCCGGCATTTCGGCAGAGGAGCATTGCCCGCCAATGAACTCCGAGAGTGGTTCGAACAGAAGAGGAAAGAAAAATGCCAGTAGTAGCATCGGCAACATTAGAAGTAACTCCGGTGCTTTCCGGAGCACAGCAATCATTAACACAGCAGTTAACCGGCGCATCGGTGGAAGCCGGAGACAAAGCCGGACAAGAATCAGGCAGTCACTTTGCTTCCGGAATGGCTAAGAAAATCGCCGCAGGCTCTGTTGCCGTTGCCGGAGCCGTCACAGCTGTCGGCGGGGCATTAGTCGCCACGGCAGGAAAGACCGCTGCATACGGAGACCAGATTGACAAGGCAAGTCAGAAACTCGGAGTATCATCCACGTTTTATCAGGAATGGGAAGCCGTCCTACAGCACTCCGGTACATCTATGGACAAGATGGGCGCGTCTTTTAAGAAGCTCGCCACGGCATCACAGGACGCATCTGCGGACCAGGTCGCCGCATTTGAAAAACTCGGCATGTCCATGGACGAAGTCTCGCAGATGTCTCCGGAGGAATTATTTACCAATGTCATTTCCGGCTTGCAGGGTATGGAAAACGGGACGGAGCGCACAGCCGTCGCCACGCAACTGCTCGGCAAAGGCGCGATGGAGATGGGCGCACTGCTCAACACGTCCGCAGAAGACACGCAGGCGATGATTGACAAAGTGCATGACCTCGGCGGAGTAATGTCCGAGGATGCAGTCAAGGCGTCAGCGCAGTATCAGGACAGCCTGCAGGACATGCAGACGGCATTTGCAGGCATTAAAAACGGCATCGGTGCGCAATTACTTCCGGCGCTGTCCGGACTCATGGACGGAGTCGCTGACTTCGTAACCAATGCGGACCTGTCACCGCTTACAGATACCATCGGCGATGCGGTCACTGCATTGAGCGACTTTATCGCCAATCTCGACATCGAGGCGGCGGGCGAAATTTTCCAGAATGTCGTCGTTGCGATCGGCAATGTCGTGGGGCTCGCATGGGACGTTATCCAGACAATCTTCGCATCACTGCAGGAAGGGCTCGGTACGATTACGCAGGCACTGACCGACACCGGCACGAACTGGGGCGAGGTGTGGAACGGTATATCCGCAGTAATCTCAGAAGTCGCCGAAATCATCGGGCAGGTCATCGGCATCATCGCACAGGTCATCGCTGACCTCATCGTGCAGGCACAGACACAGGGTACGTTTTTCAATGCTGTCTGGCAGGGCATATGCGTGGTGGTACAGGGCGCGGCTGATGTCATAAAGGGCATCATCGATTTCGTTTCCGCCCTACTCTCAGGCGACTGGGCATCCGCATGGCAGGCGGCACAGGGCATCGTAACAGCGATAAACAACACTATCAGCGGATTCCTGCAGGCGTGCTGGAACGCAATCAAGGCGGTGGCGCTGGCTGTCTGGAAAGCCATCAAGGAAGCTATCTCGAAGCCGATACAGCAGGCTAAGACGGCACTGCAGACGGCGTGGAACAACATCCGGACGACGGCGTCAAATGTCTGGAACGCTTTAAGGTCCGCTGCATCAACAACGTGGAATGCCATTAAAACAGCGGTCACGACTCCGATAAACAATCTGAAATCGGCATTGTCTACGGCATGGGAAAACATCAAGTCCACGGCGGCATCGGCGTGGGAAGCGCTGAAGGAGAAAATCACCAAACCGATTGAAGATGCAAAACAAAAGGTCAAAGACACACTTGACGCGGTCAAGGGGTTTTTTCCGCTGAAAATCGGCAAAATCTTTTCGAATCTGAAGATCCCGAAAATCAATATCAAAGGCGGCAAGGCTCCTTTTGGAATCGGTGGAATGGGCACAGCTCCGTCCATCTCCGTTACATGGCACAGGAAGGCGCTGGCTGACCCGTACATGTTCCAGAACGCAACATTGTTTGGAGCAGGCGAAGCAGGCGACGAAATCCTCTACGGACGTGAGGCACTGCTGAACGATATCCGTGAGGCTGTCGGAGCAAGCGGCTACACGCAGAACATCACCATCAATTCGCCCACACAGCTGAATCCGTCCGAAGTCGCACGGCTGACACGGATAGAAACGAGGCGCATGGCGCTCAGAATGAGGACGACATAATGGCATCAAATCGAATCATAAGATGTATAAATGAAGACGGATTTTTCCTCGATTTCACAGAGCGCGGATTCGGGCCTTTTCTGCTGACGGATGCAGATGGACTCTATGAATCCAAGAATACCGTCTATGTCTCCGAAAACAGCATGATTGACGGGGCGACATACCAGGGAAGCGTAGTAAAACAGCGGAACATCGAGTTGACGCTGACCGATATCGGGGACTACGTGGCAAATCGAAATGCGCTGAACCGGCTTTTTAAAGAGAAGTCAAAAGGCACGCTTGTCTTCTGGGAAGACGATGCCAGTCCCCGAAAAATCGACTATTACGTGGAAAAATTCAATTCCTCTGGCGAGGATCCATTTCGCGAGCACGAGATTTCCCTCATCTGCCCAGACCCATTTTTCTACGATATAGACGCAAGCAGTGAAGAAATGGCTTCGTGGGTATCCGCTTTTACGTTCCCTTTTGCCTCTCCATCAACTGGTTTTACTTTTGGCTATAAGGATAACAGCAGAATCCAGACCATCCAGAATGACATAGCAGAGGATAACATCGGAATCACGATCATTATGTCCTGTCTGGGTGCAGTAACAAATCCATCCATCACGCACATTGAGACAAACAGCAGTCTCCATATCGGACATGAGGATAAGCCGTTTAGCATGGTGGCGGGCGATATCGTTACCATTACCACGGCAACAGGCAATAAGCATGTAACACTGACGAGAAACGGTACGACTTCCGAAATCAATCATTACCTGACGGAAGACAGCGTCTTTATACAGCTTATGCGTGGCAGTAACTCTTTCGGTTTTGGTGCGGATAGCGGAGTAAACAACCTTACCATCACGCTTGAGTACACCTACAAGTATGCGAGGGCATGATCATGGAAATACGCATTTACAATCGGGCGATGGAATTCCAGGGTATTATCGAGAATCAGCGGTCGCTCCTCTGGAACCGCCAATATTACGAATCTGGGGACTTCGAACTGCATTGTCCTATCACTCTGTATAACGTATCACTGCTCAAAAGGACTAATTTGGTGTGGAAACAGGGAGCGGTCGATGCGGGCATTATCGAAAACCTGCACATTGAGGAAGACGTTGACGGAAACGAACTCATTGCATCCGGAAGATTTCTCCCTGCGTATCTGGACAGGCGGATACTCCCGAAAATGCCGGGGACAAATGTGCCTACAGCCGAAGCCAAAATGAAAGCGGTTGCTAATTTCCCGACGTTTGGACTGCCTATTGTTATCGAACCTCTGCAAGGATTTACGGAAAATGTCAAAGCCGAAGCCAGATACAAAGGCGCACTGTCAACGATCATGAAGATTGCAAAACAGGCGCAGTTAGGCTTCCGCATCGTTCCTGATTTCACAGCCAAGACTATGATGTTCTGCGTATACAAAGGCGTGGACAGGTCCATGGGGCAATCAGACCGTGCGAGGGTCATCTTCTCGGAAGGCTTCTCCAATCTCAACAAGGCGGTCTACGAGGAAAACGAGCAAGTCTTTGCAAATGTCTGCATCGTCGGCGGACGTGGCGAAGGCGATGAGCGTCAGACCGTGACAGTCGGCGAGACGGAATTGACAGGACTCGACAGACGTGAAGTCTTTATAAACGGACAGGATATTTCGCCTGATAACATCACCGAAGAAGAATACACATCAGCATTAGAAGCCCGTGGATGGAGCAAACTTGCTGAATGTGCAAGATATAACTCGTTGGAGTGTGAAGCCATTCCATACGGAAATTTTGAGTACGGTGTCGATTATGATCTCGGTGATATCGTGACGATCAAAAAGGAGTCGTGGGATTTGGGCGAAAACTTACGAATGACCGGAATCACGGAAGTTTATGAAGACGGAGCAAGGAAGATACAGCCGGTATTCGGTGAACCGATACCGACAACAGCAAAATGGGAGGATGATTATTGATGGAATACCCTCTTTTTTACAACAGCGTAAAAGTTGACGGTGTTGACGACAGATCGTATGACGCAGACAGTTTTGCGGACTGGCTGAAAAAGTTTTTTACGACCGGAGTCTTTAAGGACGAGCTGCAGGTATCCGCTGTTTCAGGCATGGGCATCTCCGTGTCTGCCGGTTATGTCAACGTCGAAGGCAAGGTGATGATGTTTGACGCCACACCGCTCACGATCGGCACAGCGGACGGAACATATTACCGTATCGACTCCGTGATCATCGAGCGCAATGATACAGATCGGCAGTTTTATATCAAGGTGGTGCAGGGCAATACCGGCACGGAGTCATCCGTCACAGGCGTCACTCCGGTTCGCTCCGGTGCTATATATCAGCTTGTGATTGCCCGCATCATGGTGAGGCCAGGGGCAACGGCCATCACGCAGGCGGACATTACGGATACAAGGGCAGACAGTGATCTCTGCGGTATCGTTGCCGGAACAGTGGACGCCATGGATTTCGACCAGTTCAAGGCACAGTTTGACAGCTACTTTGACGCATTCAAGACAGGACAGCAGGCGGATTTCGAATCGTGGTTTGCGAATATACAGGATGTATTGGATGAGGACACTGCCGGACATCTCCAGAATGAGATTGATGCGCTCGAAGAAGAGATGTTGACCAAGACCGGAGGAACCCTGACCGGAAACATTTCCATCAACAGGAGCGGAACGCCAAATACTGCAAGCATGAGATTGGTTTCAAGCGATTCAGAGGGCGAGATATCCGCCCATCCTGGTGGTGGTTTCGGAGTGTATGATACCCGTAATCAGAGCGCAAAATGCCTCATCCGCACGGATGTAAACAACAATATACATTCCGATATTACCGCAAATCTGATTTGGAGCACTAAAACGAACTGCTCAAGCGTGAGCACATCATACACATATTTTCAGCGTGGTGGAATAGCGTCATGGAACGTGATACTCGTCAGATTTACTGTCCATGAAAATGTCCAGATGCTCCTCTTTGTACGTGGCGATAATCAGGACAGAAGCATTACAGACTGGCCTTCCGCAGGAAAATTCCGTGGGAGCATAAAGGTCGATTGGGAAAACAGCCAGATTGGATTGCGTTGCCTCAATGCCGGAGCGCAGAATAACCACCCTGATCTTGTATATTTTGATTACATCTATGGAGTGCTGTAATTATGGCTGATGTTTTTGATTTTTATATTCGGGATAATCGCAAGATAACTTTCGACATCGCCGAACCGATAATGCGAGAGGACAGCGGAGTCACAGATTTCAGATTCCACATCCCGAAGACTATCAATGGTCTGGTCATGTCGGATTGGGCATGGTGGTTCGTGTTCGTCAATGCGGACAAAGAGAAATATTCCATTGCGCTGACCCTCTCCGATGACCCCGAAAGACCTCTGGAATATAATCTTGCAACCTATACCGTTGATTATGCAATGTCCATCAAAGCCGGTTCTGTGCAGTTTGCGCTTGAAGCAATCAACACCGGAACAGGCGGGGCGATTGACAACGAATGGCATACGCTGACTTATGAGACAAAGGTAAAAGAAACTCTGCAGGGCAATCAAGCGGAGTATGCAGAGACGGAGAGCGATATCATCTCCGCACTGCTGATTGAAGTACGTAATAAGGTCAATCAGTTAGTTGGCGGAGCAACGCCGACACCTGCGCAGTACAAAGCACAGATGACTGACCCTCAAAAGGTCTACCTGTATATCGGAAGTGAACCGAATGAGTACACCGGACACTGGTACTACCACAATGGTACAACTTTTGTCTCCGGTGGCGTATACGGCGCAGGCGTTACTGATTCCGTCCCCACACAGGGCAGTACAAATGCTGTGCAGAGTGGGGGAGTGTATAGCGCATTAAATATCATTGATACCGGTCTTTTAAATAATATTGACAAGTATAATTTTTCGGGAAGCCCTACTGCATATAATGCGAGAGACTTCTACATTGAATACGCTTTTTTAGAAGGACACAGATATCGTATCAGTCTGACATTTAATAAATACACTCCCGCCGAAACATCATACAAGTGGAGAGTGGAATTGTGTGATGATAGATCCGGAAGCAATCCTGTTAATGAGCAACATACAACTACCGCTCCTGACGTTGGGACAACTGCCGTAATTGATTTTGTGGCAGAGTCTGCAAAATCGTATGCACAGATAAGACTTTACACACTTGCCGGATATGATTTTGATGTAGATATTGTTTTTGATTGCTATGGCATGGAAACAATAGAATCTATCAAAAACGCCATTGAGACATCCGACGAAAAAGAATATGCAGACCATAAAATCGTCAATGTTGATTGGAAGTATTTTGGCCGATGGGATTATCCCACAGGATGGAGACAAGGATATTACGCAAGTGCCACTGGGGAATATATAAATAATGGCGGATACATGTGCTCGGTTAAAGAAATTGATTTAACTGGAATAGATAAAATAATAGCTACACCGCCAGAAGGGTATGCTATGGCATTTACCTTTTTCAAATCCGATGGCAGTTTTGTTGCTGAAGGAAGTGCAAATGCAACTTCTCACCCTGAGTACATTAATCACACTTGGACAATCGACACGCAGGATTATGTTAAATGTGGCATCACTGTTGGAAGATTCCCGAACACAGAAGGTCAAAAAGGAGCAGATTACGCATCAAATGACACGTTTGTGGAATCTGTCGGCATGACATTCTATTACAAAACACGTAACAAAATCTATGATTATTACACCAACGAGATGGAGCAGACAATCGAATCAGTAAGAGACAGCATAACAGAACCCGCACTTGTTTTTCCTGTAATTACTGATATCCATTATCTTTCTCAGAGTGGCAGTTTTAATCATGGTGCGGAAAATATCAGAGAATTTTGCAAGCGTGTAAAAGTTGATTTTGTTCTTAATCTGGGTGACAACACGGATGGAAACATTGCTCCCGCTTATACTATCTTGCGTAATATGTTTATGCTTGACCGATTCACAGAAATTAATGCTCCGTATTATCAAGCGATAGGCAATCATGATGTCAATGGGTACAAGAGCACAGAAAAGCTGACTCCCGAAGAAATATACAAATCGTACCTGTCAAACACTCATGGGGTCAGATTTGATATGACTGCCGGAGAAACTAATTATTACAAAGATTTCGATGAACTCGGAATCAGGCTTATAGTGCTTGACATAGACCATAATGCAGGATGGACATACTCCAACAATACCGCCGCATGGTTAAGAAACACGGCACTCGATACGAGCAATATTGTCGTACTTGCAGAACACATGTCCAGTATTCCCACTCAAAATTGGAACGGTGCGAGTGTGGTTAATGGTACTGAAGTGACTGCCGTATTACAAGCGTTTGTTAATGGGGGCGGGAAATTAATTCAGCTTTGCGGGCACTCTCATGCTGATTATTACTTTACAACACCTTGGCTAACAATCTTCACAGTTTGTCAAAAATTTGAAAAAGTGGATGTTACTGACCCCAACTATTCCGAAGATATACAGGGTAACGTCGGAGATATTGTTGCACCGGACAGAACAGAATTTACAGCATCAGAAGACGCATGGACAGTGTTTATTATTAAGCCTGTATCTGGAAAGGTTGATGCGATTCGTTTCGGTGCGGGAAATGATATGCACTATGATTTCTGAGGTAGCACATGGCATCAACATACTGTTTCGAATCCCACCTCATCCCTTCCGTGCTTGCGAAGTGCAAGAAAAACGACCTTGCCGTTGTGGGTACGGAAGGACAGACCATGGTGATCTGCTCCTTATTTTATGGAGAAAAATAATGAATTATATTCCTTGGATCATTAGTTTTTGTTCCCTGATCGTCGCAATTTTGTCTTTGGCTCATACAACAAACAAGGACAAAAACACAGAGATCAGGGAAGATACAGAAAAATTTGACAG